ATGTACTTAAATCGCAAGAACCGCGTGGACGCCAACGCAGAGTTGGATGCGACCAAGCAGCAACTTGCAGAACTTCAAGCACAGATGGCCGAACTCATTGCGTCACAAAAGCGCCGTGGTCGGCCACCTAAAGAATTAACGGAGGGATAGTATGGGCAGCACGATGGTGCAATTGGTGCAGCAATGCACAAACGAACTCGGTATCCCAACGCCCTCCACCGTCGCTGGCAATTCCAGCCAAGACGTTATCCAACTTTTGGCGTTGATGAATGCGTGTGGATACGAATTGCTCCGTCGTGCTGATTGGCGCGAACTGACGCGTCAGCATACGTTTTACACGGAAGCCATCACCACAACGGGAACGTGGTCAACGTCCTCGTACACAATCACCGGCATCCCCAGCACAACATCGCTTAACACGACGTATCAGGTGCAGGGCGTTGGCATCCCAAACGCTACCTATGTCACGGCGGTCACAGGATCGTCTACGGTCACGATCAACTACCAGCCGACCGAAGCACAAGTTGACGGGCAACTAATTTTTCAAAAGGTTAAATACAGCCTGCCGTCGGACTACTACAGCACGGTCAATCGCACGCATTGGGATAAGTCTAAGCGGTGGGAAATGCTCGGCCCTGAGTCACCGCAGCAGTGGGAATGGTTGCTCTCGGGTTATATCAGCACCGGCCCGCGTATCCGCTGGCGCTTGCTCGGCCAATACTTCCAGATTTGGCCGGGAATGAACGGTGGGGAGTTGCTCGGCTTTGAGTACCGCAGTAACGCGTGGGCCTACAACGCGTTAGGCGTAGCCAAGACCAGTTTTACCGCCGACACCGATACGTGCGTCTACCCAGACCGCGTAATGGTGCTAGGCACCAAACTTAAATACTTTGAGGCCAAGGGCTTTGACACGACCGCCCTCTACCGCGATTACCTCGCCGAACTTGAAACAGCGATGGCGCAGGATATGGCAGCGGCCAACCTGTCGTTTGCCCCGCGACCGGGTACGGTGTTGATCGGTTACGACAACATCCCCGACTCAGGCTACGGGACGGATAGCCAATAATGGCCTCGCCGGTTCGCAGACGGCTTGTTCAGCGCACGACGGCCAACGTGGCGTCGTTGCCCGCCCCTGTCGGCGGTTGGAACGCACGCGATGCACTGGCGAACATGGCCCCAACGGACGCTGTGTACTTGGAGAATATGTTTCCAAGCGTATCCAACGTCAATCTGCGCGGTGGTTACACCAAGCATAAGACGGGGCTGCCGGGAACTGTTGACACGCTGATGACGTACAACGCAGGCAGCACGATCAAACTGTTTGCAATCAGTGACGGCAAGATTTTTGACGTAACGTCAGCGGGTAGCGCCGGGTCAGCGTTGGTTGCAAGTCTCTCTAACTCTGCGTGGGAATACACCAACGTCACGACGGGCGGCGGTAGTTATTTGTATGCTGCAAATGGTGTAGATAAACCGTTGCTTTACGACGGCAGCACTTGGACGCCGATTGACGGCACAAGTTCGCCTGCCATCACAGGCGTTACCACAACGAGCCTTGAAAGCCCAACGCTTTTCAAGAATCGGATGTGGTTTATTGAGAAAAACACGCTAAAAGCGTGGTATTTGCCAGTTGCATCGGTAGGTGGTGCAGCCAACGTGCTAGACCTCTCAAGCGTTATGCACTTTGGCGGCAAACTGACCGCCATGGCTACATGGACAATTGACGCAGGCTACGGCGTTGACGATAACCTTGTTTTGGTGAGCGATAAGGGCGAGGTTGCGGTATATCGCGGCACCGACCCGACTAGCGCATCCACTTGGGCATTGATCGGCGTGTGGATCATTGGTTCGCCGATTTCGCGCCGTTGCGTGACGAAATACGGCGGTGATTTGTTGATTTTAACGCTGGACGGACTGATTCCGTTTGCCTCGGCGCTACAGTCATCGCGGTTAGACCCCAACATCGCGCTATCCGACAAGATACAGGGTGCCTTTGCCGCTGCCGCACGCACTTACAAGGACACGTTTGGGTGGGCGTTGCTTTATAACCCGCTCAACAACGCGCTGATTGTCAATGTTCCCATCAGCACCGGCCAGCAGCAGTTTGTGATGAACAACATTACCAAGGCGTGGTGCAACTTTACGGGTTGGAATGCCTCGTCGTGGGCGTTGGTCGGCAATGAACCGTACTTTGGCGGCAACACGTACGTTGCCAAGGCATGGACAACGGGTGACGGTGGCTATGCTGATGACGGTGAGCCGATCCCGACCAAGGCGCTGCAAGCGTTTAACTACTTTGAGACGCGTGGCGTCATCAAATACTTTACCCGCGCACGACCAAGCATTTTCAGCAACGGTCAACCTGCCATCGTTATCGGTATCAACACCGACTTTCAGACGGTAGACCAAACGGGTGCGTTGTCATTTTCGCCAACAACCGCAGGGTTGTGGGGTGTTGGCTTATGGGATGTTGCGCTATGGGGTTCGGATGTCGTCATCACGAACAACCAATCTGGCGTGACAGGACTTGGTTACTCGGGAGCCATTTCGTTCACGAGTAGCAGTAAGAATTTGCAGATTCAATGGGCATCAACAGACGTTGTGTATCAAATCGGATGGGCTGGAATATAGTCAGCGGGCCGGAAATCGGCCATTGGGTAACGGCGCAAACCGACGGGTCATTTTGGCCTGAGCGGGCAACGGCCATCGGACTTAAAAAAGACGGTCAGATTGTCGCTGGTACGGTTTACGAGATGTGGAACGGCAAATCGGTCGTTTGCCACATTGCTTGGAACCGCGTAACCCCTGCTTACGTCGCCGCCATCTACGATTATGCGTACAACGTCTGCGGAGTTGATAAGATAATAGGGCCAATCAGCAGTAACCATACCCGGGCGCTGAAACTGGTCACAAAAATGGGGTTTTCGGAGGAGGCGCGGATTAAACAGGCCGCGCACGACGCCGGGGACATCGTATTTATGACTCAGACACCAGAAAAGTGTCGCTATTTGGAGCCTCGGTATGGGCAAAAGATCACCAGCACCGCCGCCAACACCTGATTACGCCGCCATTGCGCGGCAGCAAGGTCAGGAGAACATAGAAGCCGCTCGTCAGTCGGCTTATATGTCCAATCCCAATGTTTACACGCCTACGGCTCAACAAACCGTAACGTGGGGAAAGACGCCGCAGGTCAATCAGCAGGCGTTTGACGAGGCCATGGCGAGATGGCAGGAAATGTCCCTGCAAAACCCAGAAATGGCGTCAGGAACGCCGCCGGACATTTCGCAATTTACGTCATACGTTGAACAACCGACCATCCGACAGGAGTTGGTTGGCCCTGCCAAGGACATTTTTGGCACGCAGCAGCAAGCCGAACAGGCGATGGCAAATTTGGGATTGCGGGAAATCGGCGACCTTTCCAACTTCCTTAATCAAAACTTTGCCGCCCAACTTCCTGCCATCCAGACCCAACTTGGTCAGTATGGTCAGGTTGCAGGCGCACCCAACCTTGCTGGTTACGGCACGGCTGGCGCACCGGGCGTAGGTGATTTTGGCACGGTGGCTGGCGCACCCAGCGCGGCGCAGTATGGCCCTCGCTCAACCTTTACCGCCGAAACCATGCCGGGAATGTATGCGCCTGTCGGTCAGGCGCAACAAGGCATCGGCGCATTTGGCGACGTTGCGCAGGCTCCCGACCTTACTGGCATGGGTCAGGCGGGCGGCAATGTCGCACTAACAGGTTTTACAGGCGGCCCCTCGGGCGGCCAGTTTGGTATGGCAGGCGGTGGCCCAGCCGCGTACAACCTCGGTCAACTTGACCTCTCAGGTGTTGGTGGAGTCGGTGGTGGCCCCGCCATGGGTCAGTACGGCATGGCACAAGCCGGCCCCGGCGGCGTTCAGTTTGGTGGGTTAGACCTTTCAGGGCTTGGCACCGCTCAAGGATTTGGCAACGTCGGTCAATACGCCGCAGGCGCTGGCCCCAATGCCCCTAATGTCCAAGGAGCCGACTTCTCACGCGTCGGGCAGATTGGCCCCGGCGTTGGCTACGGTCAGTTTGGAATGGCCGGTGGCGGCCCTACTGCGGGCTTATTTGGTTTGGCGGGTGCAGGAAGGGCTGCCCCGCAATTAGGTGGGTTAAATCTTGCTAATGTTGGCACCGCTCAAGCAGGGGTTTCGCCAATACAATTTGGCATGGCTGCCGGTGGCCCAGCGGGCGTTCAGTTTGGCGGCTTGAACCTTGCGGGAATGCAAGGCGTACAAGGCGGCGTTGGGCAGTTTGGTCAAGCGCAAGGCGGCCCCGCAGGGTTAAGTCTTGGCGGGTTTGATACGTCTCGCCTTGGTGAAATCGCAGGTGGCCCATCAGCCGATCAGTTTGGTCGTGCCATCGGCGGCCCTGCCGCACCGTCGTTACAAGAAAACCTAAATCTGTCGGGCGTAGGCGATGTTGCCCGCAACGTGCAGGAAGGCCGATTTGGCTACGCACGCGGTGAGTTAGCAACGCCAGAACTTCAACGGCAGTTGGCAACGCAAGGGCTTGCCGCCATGCCGGTCAATGCAGGCATGACGGCGCAAAACGCCATCATGTCGCGCCTTGAGCCGCAATTGCAGCGTGAACGTGCGCAGTTGGAGCAGCGCCTTGTCAATCAAGGCTTGCGACCGGGCGGTGAGGCTTATAACGCAGAAATGGAATTGCAAGCGCAACGTGAAAACGATTTGCGCACGCAAGCGGCACTGCAAGGGATCAGCCTAGACGCGTCCATGCGTCAGCAGGGGCTTGCCGAACAACAGACCCTTGCCGACTTTGCCAACCAAGCCGCACTCGCGCAGTTTGGAGCAGGCGCACAAGGCTTGGGACTCTACAACGAAGCCCTCGCGCAAAACTTCCAGCAGTCGCTT